TAGAATGATTCTAAACTTTTGTTACATTCTGACGCAGATTTTGGCCATTTTCCACATTTTCCACATTTTTTTTCGACGAAATGTGGAAGATTTTGTGGAACTTTTATTTAATGATTTCAACTACTTAATGGTTGTTTTTATGATTTCCACATTTTCCACAGCGTTTCAGAAATATTTTCAGAATTTTTATATTTATATATATTTATATCTTATAAAGTGGAAAGGAATCAGCTATGAATAAAAAATCAAAATACAGACATGTAGTGCTTAAGAAGAAGAAATATTACTTCTACAAAATAACATGGGTTGATATTTTAGGTGATAGCGGGCATGCTACGGCTCATGAGTTTAGCGGTATGGTTCCTTCAGTAATGGTCACTAATGCTTACCTATATGAAAGAGATTCTAAATGTATAAGAACGTTTGCCAGTTACGATGAGGCTGATGGTTTATTCTCTGATCGAAATGTATTTCCTAAAGGTTGTATTGTTAAAATGGAAAAAATATTATTGTAATGAAGGTTCTGGCTCTTCTGGAATGGGTTCTTCAAGTAACTCTTGGTCTGTTTCTTCTATGGTTTCTATTTCATCTTCCGGCTCTGATGATAGCTCTATTAGCGGTTGTTCTTCTGTAGATTCACCCTCAATTATTTTTGAATGGTCATCTACCATCTTCTCTAGTTTAGACATCAACTGATCTCTATCAAGATCATCTATCTTACCAGTCTTAATCATTTTTCTGTCAATGTAATATCCGGCAACCTTTCCTCTCGCTACTTCCATGTTACCCGCTGCAGAATATGCTCCCTTCTTCAACGCTTGGTCACGTATTTTTGCAAGCTGCTCAAGGTGCCTGTCCATAGTAACTTCGTACTTCTTTCTGGCTTCCTCGCGCAGCTCACCAATGTACTTAACTACAAGAGGGTACAATTTAGGATTAGTCAGTTTTGAAGAGGCGACTCTTGCTGCAAGGTCAGACCCTGGGCCGTAGCCAGCTTCTTTTGCACACTCCCAAGCATCTCTGCTTCCGTCGTTGTACACAATAAGCTCAGCGAATTTTTTCTGCTTCTCTGTCAATCTTTTAGGTAATCCCATGTTTGACTTTTACCCTAACATTTTATAAAAGGCAATACATGAGAGATACAAAGAAATTGACTGAATATGCCAAACAAGCGAAACGAAAACTAAAAGAAAGCTACCTGTTTAAACACCTGGTTAAGGCTGTTGAATCAGGAGCGAATGGTACATTGAAATATATAATCAAAGAAGGTCCAGGCAAAGGAAAGGAACCAAAAAAATAATGTACGTAAGACACCTTCAAGATTATCTTGACAAATTTACAGATGGTACTAAAGGCAACGCCGTAAGTAATGCTACGATCTACATGGATAATGGCAGCGGAAATATTTTCCCGATTGGTAAAATTGAAGTACAAGAATCGACTATAATAGGCAAACCTTCTGTTAGAGTTGTAATCAAACCTGACCTCAAAGATCAGGTACCAAACCTGAAAAAATTCATACTTACATAGGCACCTGTTAGGGTGAATATTAATGAAACCTGAAACGAAATTTTGGCATGAAATTAAAAAAAATACTAAGCAAATTAGTTGGACTAGACTTGAAAACCTTAGTGCTTTTGGTACTCCCGATCTATTGGGCTATAATACTAATAGGCACTTTTTTACATTGGAGCTGAAGGTAACAAGAGCTAACAAGATTAAGTTCTCACCCCATCAAATTGCCTTCCACATTAAGCATCCTGACAACACTTTCATCTTAGTTTCTCGCCTCTTGTCTCGAGGCTCAAAACTTTTTGAGAAAGAAGAGGTTTACTTGTACAGAGGAAAGAGAATACAGGAGCTTGTTGCTTGTGGCTTGAAGCTTGCCGCTTGTCGCTCAGGCCTTGATGCTTGCATTAATCATCTCGAACAGCTTGGTGCTTGACGCTTGTTGCTTGCTGCTTGAGGCTTGAAGCTTTCGAACCAACCTTGCTTGGAGCTTGAGGCTTGTGGCCCGGACCAGGACGCACGCTTGTTGCTTCCGTCGAAGCTTCATCGCTAATGGCCTGATCCGATTTATCCCTGGGGATTCTGTAAAATTTTGGATGTTTGAAAACAAATGTCATTTTTAGTGTTTACCATAACTAACATTTTTTATATCTTTATTCCAGCATGCTCGACAGTCTAAACACTGGCCGCCCTGAGTAGGCGCTGGACAGCTAGGGCTCCCATCGGTGACAACCGTTGACGAATGCGTCCAGGCGTTGCCAGCGGTCCCGTCTACACGTGCAGCTGATAATCTAATAATTAAATTCGCTGGAACCTCTTCAGGGGCTGGCAAGTATTGCCGCTCTTGAGTTGGTAACCAGTGTTTGGTGTCAGGCGTGAGCTTGCATACTTCAATAATTTTTGCCATATGCTCATGACTTTGTACATCTCCCGCGTCATGCCATCTAAACCATTTTTGACGCTTGATAACAGCCGCCATTGCTTCAACCCATTTAGGGTTACTGATAGCGTCCAGCCTTCTATATTGCGCCTCCCTGATTGCAGGGTACCTAGTATAATTTCCTTTTAATGCATAACAGCCGTAACACGGTGAAGTCTTAACCTTCCTGAGCTTGGACCCAGTCTGGCATGCCCAAGCTGGCAAGCTGTAACTCAGGCCAGGCATCTTAGACGTTCTAGTAAATGAGTCTGTAATTTTTAATGCTTCTTTTACTTTCATAATTCTTTCTCCTTTATTATCCTATACTATAAATCTTTTGACTTGTCAAGGTCCCGGCTTGCCGCTTGTTGCTTGCTGCTTGCCGCTTGTAGCTTGAGACTCTTAAAAAATTTTCGGCAGTGGTCCAGGTATCCTTGCGGCAGCTGGTTATGCGGCCGCAAGAAATAATGGGTGAGATCGTTATTTTTAATTCTCATTTCAAGTATCCAATCTCTTTCAGGTAGTCATAGGCATCATCCATCGTGGATCTAAAATGCTCAGTCCTGTATTCAGCTGGACAGTCTTCGTCAGCCTGACAGCACATGCTGGCGAGATGATCCGCCAGCTGCGTGTTTTGTGTTGCCAGTTCGGCAACACGTTTTTTTAGATCCTCAGTCATGCATCCACTCCTTCGACAGCTCATCCGTCTCAGGTTCCGGGAAGCGTTTCGCCATCTTCTCTTGATCCAGCTTCACCAGTCTCAGGATCTCTTCCAGGGTGTTAGCTATTCTTTTTAACTCTTCACTTGATTCACTCATATGTTTTATTCCTTTCTAAATACATCCTATATTATCCTTCACCAGCTGTCAAGCGAAGCTTGCTGCTTGAAGCTTGGACCTTCCGTCATATACCAGCGCGCCATCCTGATCAGGGAACTTTGGCGCTACTGGTCCTAGTACTTCGTTGCTACCTTGCGGTCACTGCTTACGTACAGGGAAATGCCAGGGGCAGATTTGGACGCCTTCTCTAGGTCATACATCATCATTAGCAGGACCAATATTACACTTCCGTAAGCAATGCTTTCACACATTGGACCTGCAAATAATAGAACCCATCCCACTGCCTAGGTTTACCTCCAGTGTGGGTTCTTTGATCAGTCACTATGCTACGCGGGTAGTCATGACGCCTCCCATTGCATGACATACAGATATCCTGGCGAAATACCCTTGTTATAGTGTTTATCTCCACAGTCAATAATGACTGATCCCAGATCCAATGGTTTAGACGTCATTGGATCAGGGATCAGCACCCCAACGAAGACGGCCTCAAGGAAGGCGGTGTGACGTGGGGTCTTTACCCGAGAGTTTATAGTTATATTCAGCGATAAACTCACAAATGAAGCTGATACTCCTATATAATCCTATTGACAAAGATTGTAAATAGTATAAAACAAAAAAATAAAAATAAATTAATTAAATATAGAAAGGTCTAAAATGACAAAAATAAGAATGAATACAGAGTTGCGAAACAAACTCTTTAATAAAATAAAAGATGTCTTTGAGAACGAGGACACACAAGAACGAGAGGCATATCTACAATCAAGAGAATATGTTGACGAGCAATATAAAAGTGCGAGTGAACTTGCAAAAGAAGTTGTTGAAAGAGCATATCCACCAGAAGATGTTTCTGTGTTGCGTTCTTTTAAAAAGAAATATGGTCAACCTTGTGATGTTGTTGCAAAAGATAAATGTTTTTATTTTGCACACAACGAAGATTTAGACGACGACGGGGACACTAAAGAAACTAAATCACATTTTGATTTTGGTTTGTTTGGTAATCTAAATGGTAGTGAGTATAGTGGCGACGAGGGTAGAGAGTTTGCAGTTGCATATTATAGAGAAGATTTAAAAGCTATGGATTGCAACCCAGATATCTTTGCACAACAATCCGATAACAAAGATAACCCACACAAAACAAAACATGTTGACGCGTGTATGAAAGCACTTGGATATAATGGTAATAGTTATTCTAGTCGTGATAACGATACAGGCATGGCTAAAACTTTTAATGATCAATACTATCTTGATGTCATTGGAACATCTTATTGTAGATCAAGAGCAATCGCTTGTACTAAAGATGAGTACGAACAATTTGAGGCATGGCGAATTGCAAAAGGCAATCTGGTATCTAAACACAAAACATGGATTGATACAATTATGAAACAATGCGATCAGTTAAAGATTGGATTGAAAGCATACAGATATTTAAGCGAGGGTATTGAGTTGGCTACTGAACTTGGAATACAAGTTGACGAAGCTGAATTGATTAGAACCAACTCAACAGGTTTGACTATCTACAATCCGAGCAACTTGGCTAGTATGATCAAGGGCATGAAAAATAAACATCAATCAAGAGAGGCTAAAATATTGGCAAGAAAAAAATATGAAGAAAGTATAAATTAAGTTTGACAATCATGGGACTATCCTATAAGATAGTCCCATTACAATTAGAAAGGTATAATATGACAAACAAAACATTTTACATTACATATTGGGCTAGTAAGCACAAAAAACACATTACAAGAAAAGGTAAGCATGACGACAAGTCAAGATATGGCACATCAAAACAAGGTGTTCCATATTATGTTTATTATGACTTAGATAGTCATGGTTATAGAACTGCAACTACAACATGGAAAGTGAGGCACTAAAAATGGCACAACAAAACGAAGAACATTTTGAAGTTATAAGTAGCAACAAAGCAAAAGCTTATGAAGAACAAAAAGAAATGCGACAGGAACTAATTAAATGGATTAATTCTTGCGACAAGTTTCAAATGTTAGAACTTTATAGCGAAATGAGAAGAATGAAAAGGAGTGCCCTGTAATGCCAAATAAACATTTTTGCCAAGGACCACATTGCCATACTAGAGTTACATCAGATAGATTTTTAAAATCGCGTGGTGTAATTCGTGGAAGATATGCATTTTTAGATATGGATAGACATGACAATGGTCATTATTATTTTAATAACTCAGATAAATATTTCTGTAGTCAAACATGTAAATTAGAGTGGTTAAGTAATAACATGGAAAACATCGAGCAAGGTCGACCGATTGAGTTCATCAGACAAAGACGAGAGAGCCAAGGATATGCCAAGGTCAAGAACGAAGATCGTTGGGGTGGAGAATATCGTATTGAAAGGGTTGACAACGGACAGATTGTAGAGTAGGATAATCCTATAACAAATAGAAAGGAATATTATGAAAAAAACAATTAAAGCAGAGTACTTACCAGGTGGCGCGAAGCGTGAGCAGTTACTGGACCAGGTGCCAGATTATCTGAGAACACCGGGAATACAATCAGACAAACATATGTTTTGTTTGGAAGTATTAAAGTTAACTGAGACGGAATACTTAGAAGCTTTGAACAAAGCAACCAACGGTGGAGTAGTGAGGTCAGCATGGAACTAGAACGAACAGAACAACGTAAGAATAGATTCAATGGCGAGTCTTACATGCTTACAAAAGAAGAAGCTATCAAGCATGATAGAATCTTTATTAATGAGTTAGGTGCAACAATAGAAGATAAGGAAGCAGGCATCGACGGTACGTCAAAGCTTTGGGACAAAGTACGTGCTGATATCAATTGGTTCAGACAACATAATGCTGAAGCATATATGGTGTTATTAGATTAACGCCAACCTTTCTACCTTTGGCCCTTGGTTGTAGTTACCAGGGGCGAGGGGTCCCTATCCATTTGGTTTCTCAAACACTTTTTTAATATATCAATCCCTTATATACATAAAGGGGTCCCACTACTTTAGGTTGTAAAGCTTGATTTAGACATTTATAGATGGTATTTTCATTTTACATCTGAAATAAGATGCTAAAAAAATTATAAGAAATTTTTTTCAAATGAAAATAGATATAAACGACCCTAAAAAGATATTAGATATAGCTGCTAAACTACCACCTGATGTAGCGAAAGAGTTTACTAAAACATACTTTCAGATTCAAGAACTGGATAAAAAAGGAAATATTCAACATGACTTCATGGGTTTTGTTAAACATGTTTGGCCTGACTTTATTGAAGGTAAACATCACCAACAAATCGCTGATAAGTTTAATGACATTGCTACAGGTAAAATTAAAAGATTAATTATTGACATGCCGCCCAGACACACCAAGTCTGAATTTGGTTCTTACCTCTTACCCGCTTGGATGGTAGGTCGTAATCCTAAATTAAAAATTATTCAATCAACTAACACAACAGAATTATCTGTAAGGTTTGGTCGTAAAGCAAAACAACTTATGGAT